TGTTGTAACCTCACCATTTTTTTCTAAATCTCTGTTGAAATTAGCAATATAAAATGCTCTTTTTTCATCAACATAGTATATATAATCTTCACTAAGTAGTGACGTATCAAATAATGATGATGCAATGACAAGCTGTGTTTCACCAACTCCATACCATTTGCGGTTTATGACTAAGCTTGTATATGTGTCGATTATGCCAACAGGTATATAATTACTGTCCAAAACTCTAATGTCCATAATCAAACCCCCAAATATGCAGAAGCATATTCTATCGTTACACCACCAAGAATAGCATCGTTACTACTGCCATATTCTATAATGTTTTCCCCTGGTATGAATTTAAAAAATTTACTTGATAAACCAACATAATTAAATGCGTTTACAATACTTCCATCTAAGTTATGAATTTTAACCGTTTTATTACCATTGTCCGTTGTGATTACAATCTTTTCACCAACGGCAATAGTTTTATTTATTTTAATTGTTTCACCTGTTGTAACATTAGTGATATATGGGTTTTCTGCTGCACCACTAAATGTAATTTTGAGTGGTGTATCAACATCACCATAATTAGTAAAAGTCTTGTTAACCTCAAACTGTGCGAACGAAAATCCGCTTGAATAATCTGAAACGAATGGGAAAGTGAAGTAATCTGTATAATTACCTATTTCACTAATTGGAGTTACTTCCTTCCAAAACGGATTAGGACACAAAAGGGATATTAAAAAGCTTTGCTCCACTCCACTTTTTGTATTTACTGGGTCAATACTTTTTTCAACATAACAATCAATGTAAAATTCCTTTGTTGTATCGCTGTCAATATTAATATAATAGTATAATCTGCCCTTTGATTTTGGATTGAAGCTCATTATTAAATCACGTCTTGCAGTAAACATAGAATATTCACTATTTGCGATTATTTTTCCTGATATAACAATGTTCCTTTTTGGCATTCTCATATCACTTACAAATGCCCCATCAGTTAACGGTACCTCTTTTAGTGTCAATTCATTTTGTGGCACTCCTATGCCATCAACGGATATGATGTAATAAGGCGGTGCAAATCCATATGCACTAAGCTCAATTTCATATCCGTTATCTGCTATATATTTTAAATACTTCAACTATGCACCACCTCTTTAATTTAGACCTACCGCCAATTGTTGGCTTGTATTTTTTATTTGACGTGCTGTCTCATATGCGCTTAATGGCTCAGGTGAATTAACTGTTATGTTTTGTGTTACATGAATACCTTGACCACCAGTAGCCATATAACTATCAATATACTCTTGCTGTTGGTCTTTACTATATCCTGCCTGTGCTAAATACCCCGCTTCTTTGCTTGCTTTCCCATACTCACTTAAATAATTAGTCATGCCTAAAGTTTGCGGAGTGTACGAAGTAGCCTTTGTTGCTCTGACCTTATTCGTTTCAGCAATTGTATTTGCAAGGTCAGCTTCAGCTATTTGCTCTTTTGTCAAATTCAAAAGCAACTCTTTGCTTTCTTCGGATGCCTCACCTTTTATTTTAACCATATCTTGATATGCAGTGGTTAATGTCAATACTTTATCTTGCTGAGAGGTATATTCATCACCAAGCATTTTTAATTTACGGTCAAGCACTTCACTTTCAGAAGCAGTCAGCCCTACAGTTTTACTCCATAAATCAAAGTCGGCTTGTGATTGCTCCATTGATTTTGATAATGTACCTACCATTTTCCCAACGGTTGAGGTGATAGCCTGCATCATATTTTGTGTCGCTGTGATAGGCTTATCTTTATTGTCCTCAATACCTTTTGCAAGACCTTGTGCTATGTAGTCACCATATTCAGCCATAAGTGTAGATGGTGAGTGGATGCCAAAGAATGCTTTAATAGCTGTGGTTATTCCACCTGTCCATTCTAAAATCTTTTTAATTAGCCAATCATTAACAGATAATATTCCTTCCCATAATCCCTCAACTAAATTTACACCAATTTTTACTATTGCGCTTATTATCTGCGGAGTTGCTTTTACAAGACCTGCTATTATTGCAAGGGCAAGTTTTAACGAAGCTTCAAGCAGTTGTGGTATCATAGGAGGTATAGCATCTATTAAAGCATTTATTACTTTTTCAGTTGCAGTAATTACTTTGTCAATATTGTTCACAAGTCCATTTACAATAGCTAAAATTAGCTTTATTGATGCATCAATTAGCAAAGGCAAATTATCTATTAAAGCATTTACAAGTGCATCAAGTATTTTTTCAGCTGCAGAAATCATTTTATCAATGTTATTTATAATACCATTGATTATAGCGAGCACAATTTGAATACTTGCGTTTATTAGCTTATCAATATTATTGACTAACCCATCTACTAATGCAAATATTAACTTAATACCCATATCCATCAGCAAACCAATATTATCGGTTATGAATTTAACTAAAGCATCTACAATAGCCATTGCAGCGGTTATAATTTGTGGTAGATTTTGCGATATTCCCTCAATAATTTTCGTAATAATACTAAGACCAAGGCTTAAAAATTTGGGTATTTGTGCCGTGATGCCATTTAATGCAGTTGTCAAACCATTTGAAATTACAGCAACAACACTATTCCAATCTCCTGTTTTCATTGCTTCTGTTATTTGTTTTGACATATTCATAGCAAAATCAACTACCTTTTGCATAGCTGGTAATGCTCCTGCTGCTAAACTGCCACTAATACCTTTAAATGCTAATTTCAAAGCATCTATACTATCACCAAATGCATCTAAAGCAGCGATTTTCTCAGCAGACATTACTGCTCCCATATCCCTTGCCTCTTGAGATAGCTTATTCATGCCCTCACTTCCTGCTTTTAGCATAGGATTTAATGCCATAGCAGATTTACCAAACAGTTGCATAGATAAGCTATTGCGTTCTGTCTCATTTTTTACTTTGTTTAATGCATCAAACGCTTCCCCCATAACAACATTGCTATCCCTAAACTTTCCATCTGCACCGTTTATATGTATACCTAATTGCTTAAATGCATCAGCTTGCGCACCTGTTCCTTTTTCTGCTGCTGTCATTGACTTAATGAGCTTACTTTGTGCGCCTGTAATTGTTTCCAGTTCAACACCTAAATTTGAGCCTGCATACTTTAATTCTTGTATTCTTTCCGCACTCATACCAGTAACGTCTGCAAGACGTTGTATTTCATCAGCATTTTCCGATGCTTTCATGGCAAATCCAACCATTGCTGTACCTGCTGCTACTGTTGCCCCTGCAGCAATTCCTACTGCTTTTGCTGCTACCCCTGCGGCTGATGCAATGCCCGAACCCCATTTACCTGCTGTGTTTATCATATTACTCAAAGTGGTATTTGCTTGTTTACCCTTGTTATCTATACCATCAATTTTTTTGTGAGCATCATCATCTTCTATAAATATCGAACCGAATAATTTAAAAATTTCCATACTCTACCTCCTTTCTGCTTGGATTATTGGTAACAATTCTGCTTCTATTTGCTCATTAGTTAATATTGTTTTTGGTTTGAATGTCTTAATTTCATTGCTAAAATCCTTATAGCTTTGAGGTTCTAATTGACCTATTTCCATATAAGGATATTTGCTTATCCACATATCCCAAATAACAACATTTGCTTCCTTTTCAAGAGCATATTCAAAAAGGCTTTTAAACTCTTGCAAAGGTAAATCACTTATACTTTGATAGTCATAACACTTGCCAAGTAATGCTATTATGCGTGGATATTTTACTTGACGGCAGACTTGAAAAAACTTGTAATGCCCTCATCTGCAAATATCTCTGTGAACGTAGAAACAAGGTCTAATTCCTGTGCCTGCTCAGTTGTAACATTTTTATAGTCAGCTATAAGCTGTGTAATTTCAGCTTCTGCCTTATGTGCTTTTTTTAGTAATTGCATAATCAAATCTGCACCTAACTCCTGTTGTGATTTACCTGCATTTATTTGTAAATCCATTTTGTCAACGATTTTGCTAATTGTATATGCTTGCTTAACTTTGAGCATTACTATTCCTCCCTAATAATTAAAAGAGGGCATTTAAGCCCTCCTTGATGTTTGTTTTATATTTACGATACTGTTACTGTGCAAGTGGCTATAATACCACCGTCAAGAGAGATACACGATATTACAGATGTTCCAGCTGCAACACCAGTTACAATGCCCTCTTGTGTTACAGTAGCTTTTGCAGGTGTAGCAGTAGCCCATGCTACACGTTTATTTGTTGCTGTTACTGGTGCAATTGTTGGAGTAATTGTAATCTTAGCACCAACCGCAACAACAGCAGTTGCAGGAATTGTTACGCCTGTAACCTTAATATCAGCAGCAGGGTTAATTGAAGCAACATCTTTTATTTCATACAACGCTTGGGTTTGGTCTAATGGGTCAAAGTGAGCATAAATTTCAAGTTCAATTTCGCCCTCACCTTTTGCAGTTGCTTTAAAAGCTAATCCATTTTCACTCATTGCATTAAACAATGTAATTTTCTTGAACTGACCGCCAAGGGTTTTACAAAACAAAGTTACATTTGTAAGGTAATCCTCAATAGGAATAACATCATCAGGCTGTACACCTGTTATAATACCTGCACTATAATTAGCACTTCTAAGCGCCATATTTAGTGTATCAAGTGACATGTCCATTATAGTTATTTTAAGAACTGCCTCAACTTCTTCAACAACCTGCAAGCCTTTTGTCTTGCCCTTTTTACCATCAAATTCAATTTCTCTTATTTTTTCTTTTACGGTGAAAGCACCGCCACCCTTTGTAGGTGCGATTTGTTTTTCCCCAGCTACACCAAAATTGGTATATGCTATTCCAAAATCAATTTGTATATTTTCTTTTTGATTCTGTGTTAAATTAGTTTTCAATCTTATAACCTCCCTATATTTTTCTTAGTTGATATGTTTGTTTAATACGTCTGATGCGTGGCTCATTGTCAGGCGGTCTTACCTCTGTATCTGCGTATAATGTAAATGCCACATCATTGTTATAAAACAAACCTTTATTTAAACCTGTTGGGTATTCTAAATCACCATTACCTTTTGTATTACTTGCAAGCTCCTCAAGGGCAATAAGTTGTTCTTTTGTACCCCAAAAATCAACGTCTAATGTAAATATATCTAATGCATCATCCTCATAAGCCGAAGGTAACGAATATACAATGTATGGCATTAGTGCTTTTTCAGGAGCTTCCATATAAAAAACATTGTTGCATTTAGTTTTTAAAAATTCTTTCAACTGCTTACACTCGTTAATCATCTGAAATTTCCTCCGCTTCATCTATTAGACCTAATGCTATATTTTCATCTTCAATTGCCTTGATATGCTTGCCTGCAATAAGACGTATTTGTGCAATATTTTCTTTTGCTGCTGGTACCAAGAACGGTTTAGCCTTCATATTCTTTGTTCCGAACTCTAAAAAGTGTAAATGAAATGCAGGTGTTAAACCTTTTTTCTTTGCTCTATCTCTTGTAAATACACCAATTTCCATTTTGCCCTCATTACGTCTTACCCAAGTACCAATATTTTTTGCTAATGTGCCAGTAACATTATGTATTCTTGATTTCGCATCTTTGCGAAGCATCTTTGCTATTTCTTTAAGTGCCGAACGTTCAAGCTCACCCATAATATACTTAACTCGTTTTGCATTGCTTGTATACTTAGTTGCCATTAACAGCCCTCTCAACAGTCAATTCCAATTCCTCAAAGCCTGTTGAATATGTACGGAGCACAGTGTATCTCTTTTCGTCATATTCAATTTCCATTTGTCCGTCATACTCATAAGAATGGATAACAAAAGTAAGCTCAGGCTTCAATTTATTTTGTGCAGCACTATAAAATTCACCTCTTGAGATAGACTTAATACCGCAAAGAATTGTTGTTGTGGTTTCAGTAGCAATTGCATCGCCTATTTCATCAGTAATAAAATTGCCTTCTTCATCAGTAGCGTATGCTTTATCAATCAATGTCAATTCATTATCATACGTCATTAGAATCACCTCGAGTGTTGATATATAGATTATGCAGCCTAAATTGCAAATCCCTTGGCATACCTTTATCGCTGTCCTTGTTTTGATACCTCCATGAAGCATAGTCAACAACAAAAATTAAATGATTAGGGCTGGCACTATCAAGTGTCAACCCTTTTTCATCTTCTAATTCTGCAACTACACCCCTTGCAATAGCAATCAAATACATATCTCTAATATTAGTCTTTATTCCAAGTCTTTCT